TCTCGAATATAACGCCATCAAAATGGCGTTAAAGGACGATCTGGCTCATCTATAACTGTTGTTATATCACGATCCATCTCGAATATAACGCCATCAAAATGGCGTTAAAGGACGATCTGGCTCGCCCCGTAACAGTGCACTTTCTCGAAAGAACAGTCCATTACGATAGAACTTCTTATGGCACGTCATGCATCGGTAACACGGTACCCAACCAGCTGGCGCAGTTGCTCCAACTCCCACCACAATAACTTCATAATACTCTTCAAGTCCTATAAAAGCCGCTCCCACACTCGGATCCCAGCATTCACGCCAAATGCATCGATAAGGGTAAACCGTACCAACTGTTTCATTATTAAAAGGAACATATGTACCAACTGCCACGCCAATATGATATTGTTGCAAATCTTCAGCCATATAACCTAGAAGAATATAAAAATAAACCTAATATTAACATAAGTTAATCTATTGATATGATCTATATCATTCCTGTTTTATCCCAATCCACTGGCAGTGGTGGAACTGTTCAACAAAAGACCTTGTCATCAATGCCATCCAATTACAATTCAACATCTTTTGTCCCATGGTCCCCCGATTTTGAAGCCATGTCCATATACAGTTGGGTCACAGATCCAGGACAGAAACCGAGTCAAGTCCCATCGGCAACAATGTTGTTACAACGTTTCCAATCAATGACGGATCTTTCATATCAAAAAATGATACATCAGTTCAACACGAAATATATCGAATTCCGTACACTGTTATCTCATGTCCAACATAGTGCCATTTTAACAAATCCAACAATTGCCAGACACATTGTTGCAGCTGCTAACGGTCTGTATCAACTCCTTCAAAATGTCCCATCAGTTCGCATGCTCAAAGATCATCGACGCAATCAACGAGAGCATCTCGATACAACAATAGGATTACCAATTGCCGTACAGTTCCAACAACAACACCTTTATGTTCGTCTACCATCCTATTACCTCTATCTTCTCTTGAAGAAACCTTATGTCGCCAATATTGGCACATTCGATTCGAAAAAGGCGTCAATAATGTTGGCATATCGATCAATGACAGATGTCGATGTTCGACATCGGGATCAAACAAGGAAGAGATTGGCGAAATATATGATCGGATCAATGGATGCATTTGATACAATTGTGAAAGGTAGTGGACTTATATGTCAAATGTTGAAATGGTCGGATTTCTGTATTATACAAGATATTAATGCGGATGAAATCGATGAAACTGTTATAACGGCAAAACCTGCAGCGACTGCAGATCGTCAAGGTGGATTCTTTAATGGTAATGATAACAATGATGCTCCCAATAATGAAAATGGTAATGGTAATGGAAACGGTAATGGAAATGGAAATGGAAACGATAATGGTGACAACAATAATACAAATGTTCCAGAACCAGAGTTTAACAATGAAAATGAAAATGATGACAATGATGATACACAACATGGCGGCAAGAAATGGCGGAAAAGACCTCAACAAAACCAACAGCGCAATCAACAGCGCAATCAACAGCGCAACCAACAGCGCAATCAGCAGCGCAATCAGCAGCGCAATCAGCAGCGCAACCAACAGCGCAATCAGCAGCGCAATCAACAGCGCAACCAATATAAACAATTGCGTCGCATACCTCAAATGGGATTTGTCAAAGCGAATCAGTACTATTTGAAAGATGAATTGCGCACAGATAGCGGCGATTATATTACAACTCATTATTCCGATGACGGGTTCATCTTAGGAAATCTCAATCTTTGGATATCTTCCGCTATTCATTCAACACATCGGATTCGACAGCAATTCAAGGAGAATTTTAGTAAAGTGATGCCTTATATTACATATGTGTTGAGCATCTTTCTTCGTTCCGATTTTTTAACAAAATTCGGATTTGCACCGTTGATCACAATTGGACAGCAACCGGAACAATTGCAAGAGTGGTGGAACAATTTCACCAGTGAAACATCGAAAAAATGGAAATTGATATGGTCCGATAAACCAGCATATGAACTTTTGATCCGATGTGTTCAATATCGTGATCAAGATTTGGAAACAGTTTGGCCGCAACTGTTTGCAGGACTCCACGTTGAAATCAATACACGCACTATTGCCAAACAGATCAAAGATCTTTTTTATGCTATTTATTACAGTCTGTGAGGCTGCGAGGCTGTGAGCCGACAATCATCGTCGATTAAACCTGTTTTGTATCAATTGATTCAAATCGCGATTTGCCTGCTGGGCATTTAAATGTTGTCCCTTATTCTGTAACTGGGTTGTTATATAATTCGATGTCCGATAAGGATATTCCGATGTTCGCTGATCTTGTTCCTGATTGCGATTGCGAACAGGTTGGTTATCATTTGAATTTGCATCAGTATCAGCATTTTCATCTGTTTTCATCATCTGCTCATTTGCGATTTCATCGTTGTTTCGATTTTTGATACGATGTCCTATCAATGTGTCACGATGTTGCTTCAATATATCATTTTGCTCCATCTGATCTAACATTTCTCGGATCTTCTCCCGAACAACTTTCGGATTCTCATGTAAAACATTGACTAAACGATCCAAATAGTAATACATTCGACGTAAAACCTGCTTTGCCGATTTTTCCGAATTCACATTCTCCATATCTGTCAAAATTGCCAACTGTTCCCGATTCAATGTATCCAACACATCACGGAACTTGGTCACTATATCATGTGTGGCTATAGGACCATTGTTGCGGTTACGATTGTGAGTACGAGTACGATTGTTTGCTGGCGTATTATTAGCCTTTGGTGTATTATTAGCCTTTGGCGTATTATTAGCCTTTGGCACATTATTGGTTCTGTTTGTGGGCACATTATTGGCCTTTGGCACATTTGTGGGTGCCTTTGGTGCATTTGTGGGTGCCTTTGGTGCATTTGTGGGTGCCTTTGGCACATTTGTGGCTTTATTTGTGGCTTTATTTCCAGTGACCCAAAAAAGATCTCCCAAAAATGACATAACTGTTATTATAATATTCGAATATTATTCGTTGGATAACTAAACAACATTATCCATAATAGCAAGTGGATCCAATTCTCTTGCCAATTCAACAGCTACACGAACCTCAGTAGGAGCAATACGCGACACCTCCACAATAGCTTCTAATATCGCTTGTTGCCCTGATTGGTCCAGTTTACATGCCATTTTCAACATATTCGTTGTCGCCTCTGCTGCAGCAGGTCCCGCCCCTGATTGTGGATCCGACTGCAATTGCTGCGCCTGCTCCGCATCTTCACGAGCTTTCAAAATGATCTTTCGAATCATATTAGCCATCACAAGTCGTCCTTTATGGTGAGATGATATAGCAAGGTCAAAATGGTTTCGGGTCAATTCGAATTGATATTGGTAACGAATCCAATGGAATCCGACATTTAAATCTCGACGAATACAGAAGATCATCATATTGTTTGGATCAAACACGACTAAACGAGGTTCTTCCATAAGATAACTCGCAACAGTTTGAATCATTTCCAAATTGTTGGTTGACAGTGCATCATAGATATAGTCGGAAATCATATGTTTGGGATATCGTACACCGTAGCGTTCAATGATCCATTTGACAATAGGTATTCGCTGTCCTAGAATTGCCGCCATCAATACATATGAGTTTGTTGTAAAAGATAATGCACCTTCAAACATCTCCAAATTGGGAATGCTGTTTCGATACAATAGACAATCAACCGTTGTTTCATAGTGATATTTGTTCCAATGATACGGCAAACTTCGAATCATATATCTGGCCAGGTCTAAATGGCCTTCAACAATACCACATGCGATGCATTGTTGTGATACTACGAAACCGTAATTGTTTAACAGTTCGATCATGATTGTGTCACCAACAGTAACCGCATAATTGATCGGCCATGGATTTGTCTTATCCAATTGCGGATGTGTATGCAAATAATTCGCAATAAGATATGTTTTACCACGATTGATGATGTCATACAGTCCCAGCATATCCGCATCAGGTGTGTTCTTTTGAACCGCTCCAATAGGGCCAATAGCTGTCGATTGCGGTGGAGGTGGTGCGTCAGATGGCAATGTACGGATTTCACCCCGTATTGATACCCTCTTCTGTTGACCTGTAGCGGCTGCGGCTGCAGATTGCTCGTTTTGTCTCTTCATTTGTTGTATATTCGTCGGAATATACATCATTTTTTATTTTGAATCTAATACCAGTCTAAGACCATACCGAATTCAACGACGCGAAACTCTTCGTGGTTGATTGCGCCAATTCTTTGCCATATCCAGTCACATGACGTCGAGCTGTTGCCGGTCCTGCTGCTCCTCCTGCAGTAGCGGCGGCCCTTGGTGGGCGCTCTTCAGCCCTCTCCACTGATAAAATCATCGATCTCACCGGTTTCCCATGCAATCTTTGAATTGCATCTTCGGACGCTGCTCGTTGCTGATATTTGATGAACGTCACAGGATATCGGAACCCATCACGATCCCGAATCGTCGAAAAAGATACCCGCACAATCCTCCCGAAATTCTCGAACAAATCACGCATCATATCCTCACTTGCCATCAAAGTATCATAATTCGTTACCTTGATCGTCGAATTCGTCTCAATCTCTCCCGATCCAGCTGAACGACGCATCGCCATCGGAATATATAAACCACCCATATCCGGACCAGCTCCAGCAGCGGCCGCCGTCGCCGTCGGCGCCAATAAAGCCGCCTTCTTGATCGGATCCAATGTCCGATCCTCTCGAATCTCTGTCGCAGTTCTTTTGACAACTGGTGCGGCTCTCTGGGAGCCCTCGTCATCCGATTCCGCCAACAAATCCAAAGGACCCAACTCCTCTTCAATTTTGGCCATAAATTCGGCCACTTCGCGCTCAATACGACGCTTCTCCGTCAATTCCGCGAACTTCTCAATACTTTTCTTCATCGCACCAGCCTGTTCCAAAATCTCATCGTCCGGATGATGCATTGTCACCGTTTCATGTGAAATCGAAACACCTGTTGATACTGTTGAAAACGGAATCCGTCTAATATGCGGACGCTGCTCAGTTTGTCTTCTCATTATACAATCCATCTTTATTATTGGACTTTTTAAATAGATATCAAATAAATATCAAATAGATATCAAATAGATATCATGAATTGGGTCCAAACAAGATAGAAAGTTGTCGCATCTCAGAATAAGAACCGATCAATGTCTTCCGCTTTTTTCACAATTGCATCCTCATCCAATGTGGATCAACTCCGTATCCTTAAAACTAGTCTCAACTATCTCCGTCCCCGATCTTTCCCCTTTCATGTGCAAAGTCTCGATCTCAGTGCCGATGATATCACCGATCTCCAACGCATAGGCTGCACTGTTCACACTGATATGACCGAAATAGGACATCCTTACAGATCTAGACGCACACCATCACGCACATTTAACCTGCTCAACGCTTGGACTCTCGTCCAATATAATCGAGTTTGTATTCTTCACACCGATGCACTCTTCCTCAACGATCCTATCTCCATTTTCGATTTCCCACTTGCCAGCAATGATCATATCGCCGCTGTTGAAGATCCCATCTCATACGCAAGTCATAACAAAATCGGCAATACAGGTGTTCTCCTTCTGCGTCCTAGTCTCACAACATATCAACAACTTGTTGAATCAATCGGATATATCACATGCTATGATCACACCGTTCAAGGATTTTTGAACACCTTCTTTAAAACCAAATTTGTGAATTGTTTGACAATGATGCCATCTGTTTACAACTATTATGTACAACATTTCCAAACAAGTCGGCATCAAAACACAAGTGATATTATTCTTATCCATTTTAAAGGAGATTGGAAACCTTGGATCTCTAACGGTGTCCCCAATTATCGATACACATATCGATTCTTTCTTTCCTATTGGCAACAAATTCAACAACTTTATCATAGTCAAGCAGCCGAGGCCGAGATCGAGGCCGAGCCTGAGGCCGAAGCAGAGGTCGAAGCAGAGGTCGAGCCTGAACCAGAAGCAGAGCCAGAGCCTGAGGCAGAGCCTGAACCAGAGGCAGAGCCTGAGGCAGAGGCAGAGCCAATTGATTGGTCAAGTATGATGGAATCGGATTATTTGCGGATGATCTTTTTGCAATACAATTTATCACCGAGTCCGATATATTGGCGGGGTAATGCTACTATTTTGCCAGAGTATACAGAAGCGCTGTCATTCGAATCAGCGACAACAGGTGTCATTATGGGAGACACAGTTGATCGACCTTTTATTATGGCGTTGATGGAACTGTTAAAGAAGGCGTCGATTATTGTTATCAAACTCAATAGTCGACGAAGTCGAATCGTGGAAGACTGGTTGCGGATTAAAGTCCGATGTATTGAATCTGTTGGACCTGGACCCGATTATATCGTTGCTTTCAAATAAATCTGTATTGTGATAGTAATAGAAGAATGAATGATAAAATGAATCGATTGTGGTTTATGGGAATCATTGTTGGTGTTACACTTTTTATGATCGCATTCGGTGGCATTAAGATGGGTAAAGTTGGTATGAATGGAGGGGCAACATTAATGAAAATAGGTGCATTTATCGCAGTAGTGTCGTTCTATCTCTTTATTATTACAGCATCGATTGACACTGTTGTCGATTCTAAAATTGTCAGCCAATACGATGCAAGTCTTTCCATGTATCAAAGTGTGTTCTTTATTGTTCTTTTTGGGATTTTTGGAATATATTCGCCGACATTAAACCATCATGGAAAACAAGTAACGGGATTCGATCTTGTTGTTACTTATCTTCTCATATTGATCGTTTTCGTTGGATCTAAAGTGGCATCGAAGGAAATGATTTTTTGATTGTTGGCGAATGCCAACAATCAAAAAAATATTTTGTATAGATCATAAATCATGGTAATGATTTATGATCTATATTATTGATTTTTTGATTGTTGTATAGATCATAATCATGGAAATGATTATGATTTATTGTTAATGATTTTTTGATTGTTAGATGACGACGATTTTCATCTAAATTGTCGAATCCAATAATAGTATGGTGAATTCAAACAACACGGATTATCTTTCTTTAGAGGGACTCCGCAATGCGGACAACACAACAACCAACCAAAACATCATCGATGCATCTGCTCTAGACATTGTATCTGATTCGCTCAAAGAATCCGCAGCAATGATCGGAGAAGGAGATCTCGGAGTTCTCGACGTTTTACGTCCAATTGAACGCGGATCACTCAATCTCGAAAACATTCAAGGACTCGTCTCCGATATGAATCCCGATATGCCCGAATCCAGCAAACTCATTGCCGGTTTCAAATCCAAATACGGACTGGCAAAAGGCGCATTCCAAACCGGATTCATCCCTATATTGGCCTTTTTCGCCACTACAATAGGTCTCGCCATTCTCGTTTACCGTCAATATAAGATCAAAACCGAGAGTCCCTTTAATCGCCGCCAATTCTTCGAAATCATCATCGGCGCATTACTTATCATCTTCTTCTACGGATTCGTCAGATCAATCCTTCTCGGATTCCCTCTTATGATCAAAGAATCACTCTTATTGGCAGGACTCTACATTATCGGATATATGGGAACATATGGGCTCATGTATCGCACATACAAGAACAAAAATCAGGTCATGCACTAAAAAATGATGGATTTATATCCTAAATCACTATCTATGTCAACCCTTCATCTGATGACAACTAGCACTATCATCACGTCTCTTATGGCGGATCTGGAGCATTTTTCACAACAATCGTTCACAAATAAACGTGTCAACGTTTATTTGTCCATCATTTTCAACAAGATCAGAGACCGGCAAATCTCCGATGCCATCAAATTCCTCCAAAAACTCCAAGCTGAACCCAGTGTCGCCACCGAATGCGATTGGTCCTGGATCCTCCTGGGTCGCGCCTATGTCCTGGCAAGTGACTCCGTCTCCGCCGTGTCCCATTACATGATGTTCCTCCAGATGCATCCGACAAATGTGAAATTTTGGCTAGAATTGGCCATCGTATGCAACTATTTCGGAATGATCGACGAAGCCATCAAATTCGCAACTCATGTTGGTCGCCTTGATCCCAACAATTTGCACGCCGATCGCGTTCTCGGTGCCATCATGATCCGCATTGGACAACCTCAACGAGCACTCAACTATTTTAATAGGGTTCTCGTTCTCGTCCAATCCGGCAACAATACCGGACCCACCACATACTCCGTCCTCAACAATATCGGAATCGCCTACAAGAAAATGAACGACATCGAAAACGCTCATATCACCTTCGATCTCGCTATCGAACACGACCCATTCGAATTCGATGCATATTTGAACCTTTCCGTCCTATTTATGCATATCGGACAGTTCAAAATGGCGCTGCGTGTTATTCGCGACGCCATCTGTATCGATCCGACGAATCCGGTTGTATGGTCAGTCTTGTCCAATATGTACACATGCTTTGGACGCCCTCGCGATGCCGCTGCAATGTCACATATTGTGGATCAGTTGCAAAACGGGCCAGATGAATTCAAGGCAATGATCGAGAACAGTCGACGACGAAAACCATCGTTTCTCCGATCCCACCATCCATATGTCAAATTGTCGGAAAGGATCTATATGGTTGATCGCGAATTGACATATAATGAGTTTACGGTGCAATCGACCACAGTGATCGAATCGCCGTCAAGATCGTCAGGGGCAAAAGTCCCTGAATCAATTGCGTAGCCCTTGCAGGCTCTTCCCGCAATCGTCGGACCAAGAAATAGACCTGAGGCGAACACTGATCGATCCCGTACACTTGGAACTCCCGAGATGGTGCAGATGCACCATTCAGCTGCCAGACGAGTTCGAGATCAGCCATAATCTTTCGATTCACTGGATTGGAAAAGACGCGATCGAGACATGCAGCGGACAATTTATAATAAATATCGATATCGGTTGACATTTTATTATCATGTTTGATAATAATTTTATGCACTGGTGGTGCTAGCAGCACGTTTGAGATGAATC